TCTTGGTGGGAAGGATTAGGTGTAATAGTTTTCTACTTTGGTCAGAAGATTGTATTCTGGGGTTTGGCTATTTATCTATTTATTATTATCTTCAAGTGAAACCAGAGAGTAAGTTTTGGAACTCCATTAAACAGAATATGTCTGACATTCATTGGACTCGTATTGAAAGTTGGGCACTGCCTGGTGTGCCAGACTGCTATGGTTGTAAAGATGGTGTAATGTTCTGGTTGGAACTTAAAACGTCAACAAAAGTCAACAAAGCAAAGTTAAGCCCCTTTCAAAAATCGTGGCATTTTAGCCATGCAAGACAAGGCGGAAGAAGTTTTATTATGCATCAGATCCTCGGAGAGAGGCTGATCTGTATCTTTTCTTCCTCCATTGTCCCCTCCATTGGCGCATTGTCCCCCAAACACGCTAGTAAATGCTGGGCGCTGCCAGCGTCCCCCGCAGCGTGGTCTGCGATCCAGGACTACATTCTCCATTCCCCATTGCAGAAACCCGCCATCCCAGAGGCATAGTACCAGGACTGGTACACGCAGCAGGAACCAGGATGCCGAGCTGGTCGTACGCATTTCCATTGCCCATCGGCAAAAGCCCTGTCACCATAGTCATCTTCAGGTGCTGCACCTGCAGCCAGGAAGCTGAGCTGGTAAATTCAGTCTGCATCTCCATTCTCCATCGGCGACCCACGTAGCGTGGTAGGTATAGTAGTAACAGTACTGGTGTACCACCTGCCGTGGGAAGTGCGTGTGGATTAAGTTCGCTAACTTTCTTTACATCTTTGGGATAAATGTCTTGACTATCGAATAAGATGGGACTATATAGATACCTGTGGCTACTGAATCCGTTTGGAAGTTTCATGAACGGCCACACATTAGGGAGGGTAATGCGCATTAATTTGTTGCGGACTCCTGTGACGGGTGCTCATAAAGACCTGTCATGAGTCAGGAGCTGAGGAGAACCCACGGGCTTCCATAAGCAGATCCGTCTGCCAGAAGCCCTGACTCATCTACATTAGAAAGGAACAAGATGACAGAGACTGTAACAGTATTAAAGAAGGAGCCCACCTGCGCTGAGCTGGTAGAAGAACAGTGGCAGGAGAGGCAGGAAGACCTGAAGAACCCTGAGTACGAGGCATTGGGATTCGACTACGTAGAACCGCATACATTCAACGACCAACCAGAAGGGTACTGGCGTTGGCAGTTCAGCTGGGGCGGGCCCAGCGACGAGCTTCGCGCATATGTGAACGAGCATTACGAAATCCATCGCTTGGAGTATTGGTACCTGGACTGGGGAGATGGCGCTTCATTGCTTGTGGACCAGGACGCAGCTGCCTGGGCACAGATGGAACAAATGATAGGACCGCGGTAGATGTTTCTGCTCATTGCATTGCTGCTAGCAACGCATCACCCTGCTGCGGGGCTTTTGCTGCTCTGCAGCTACCTGCTGCTGAAGTCGTTGTTCTAATGCCTCCACTCCATTCCATTAGCGAAACCTTTTGGTGTATATGGTATAATAGTAACAGAAGCTTCGCACGGGCGTGGCACGGAAGTTCGTGTGGATAAATAATTAAAAAAAGATTTGACAAATAGAAAGACATGGGATATAAAGGGAGTATTAACTAGAAAGACGAAAGGAAAATAAAATGTCAAAAGCTGTTAATATAATAGAAGTACTAGAGAAGGCTCAACAAAGCCCAGCTAGTGTAAGTAAGAAAAATAAACAAGCTGTCATAGACGCTTATGGTCGAGCGTTAACAATGCAGAAAGTTCTAGCAGACTTTATTAAAGTCAATAGACAACT